TTGTTAATGTTAGGGATTCTGATAAGAAGAACGAAATTAAGGTATTATCCTTTCTTCAAGCCAACTTCCCTCCATTTTTTAATCTTACTGCAATCCAACAAGAAGACAAACTTGCACTTTTTGATATACATCTATTTTCAGACTCAGATCATTATATTTCTCTTGAAGTTAAAGGGTGTGGAAAGGCATATGGGGAGATCAATCAGTTCTCAGAGGAAAAGTATCATACTTGGAAAGATAATCCTTCTATAGAGCATTTTATAGCTTATAACTACCTTGATGGAAGGATCAAGTTACATCATCTAAATTCTTGTGAGGTTGCTTTAACTACAGGTGAACAGTGGCATACAAGAGAAAAGAAATATAAAATACAAACTACTGCTTGGATTCTATCTAATTCTCCTAAATGGGACTTTAAAGGAGATGAATTTACAAAATATATTCCATTAAGTTTATTATAGGTATATAATCTTAAGTAATGCTTACCAATATTCCTTTTGCTAAATTCTATTCCATCGCATCAACAGAAAATCCTGTCTCACCTATTGCTGTTGGAGATATGAATGATATGGATTATGTTGCTGATTTACTTCACGATAACCAATTAGTTTTGGAAACCGGTATATCAGATGAAGAATGCTTCCTACTTTTCAATATTTCTTGGGAAGAGTTAGCAAACATTGTTGATACTGCGAAAGGAAACAAATTAAATGCACAAGATCCGAAAACAGATTGAAGAATTGATATTTAAATATGCTGAGTATAGAGGGGCATTAGATGAAAGAATCACTGTATCCAACCTACTTGCTGCATATCTTGGTGGATCTACGACTGATAGAAGAAATTATATAAAGGAAATGAGAATTTATATTGAAGCTGTTGATAATGGAAAGATAGAAAAAGGTTTGCCCCTAGTGGTAGGGGAATTGAGTTCTTAAAGGAGGTAAGAAATTACCGAAAACCCGGGGCAGGTAACTTCGGTGCTTTACTTTTCTTGCCTCCTCTATGGACTTAAACTCCAACCAAAGAAAAATTATGATATTTATTCAAGAGTGGAATAAAGAACACTCAGAACCTATAGCTCAATATTTAATCATTTACCACCTTAAAGATTCTATTCCGGAAACTACAATTAAAGCTTCTCTCATATCACTTAAAAGAAAGGGGTATTTAAGAAAAGCAATAAATGTTAAACCTGTTGCTTTTGTTAGGCTTAGAAGTGTAATGACTTATAATTAATTTATGCCAAGAATTTACGAAAAGAAAAACAAAAAAGAAATAAGACACGGAAATAGCAAAATGGACGCTACTACTATTGCTAAACTTGAATTAGCTTTTGCAGGTGGGCATTCTGACGCTGAAGCTTGTTTAATTGCAGGTATAAACCAAAGAACCTTAACAAGATACGAAGATAAAAACCCTGAATTTGCTGAACAAAAAGAGTTACTAAAAAATACGCCGATTTTAAAAGCAAGGCAGACACTAAACAAAGCAATTGAAACTAATGCTGATATTGCATTTAAGTTTCTTGAGAGAAAGAAGCGAGATGAGTTTGGAGTTAAAACTGAAATTGACGTTACATCTCTTGGAGGTAGAGTTGTATCTTTTAATTATTTACCACCAAGCCCAATTGAAGGAGAATTAGTAAGTGAATCCAACGCTGAAGCCAACAGTCAAACAACACCAAGCATTCCTGAAACTACAGGACAAGACTACTAAGTTTCTTCTCTTCGGAGGTGGGGCAGGTGGTGGAAAATCGTGGTTTGGTTGCGAATGGTTACTAACTAATTGCTATAGGTTTCCTAAATCTAAATGGTTTATCGGAAGAAAAGAGTTAAAGAGGCTAATGGCTTCAACTTATGTTACTTGGACTAAAGTTTGTCGTCATCACGGCATTCCTGATACAGATTGGAAACTAAACTCGCAGTGGAACTTTATTGAATTTACAAACGGCTCACGAATTGATCTTTTAGATGTAGCTTACCAACCCCAAGATCCATTATTTGAAAGATTTGGATCGCTTGAGTTTACCGGTGGGTGGGGTGAAGAGGTAGGAGAATGGGATTTTCTTGCTTTTGACGTGTTGAAATCAAGAATTGGTAGGCATATGAACAATGATTACGAACTTACCACCCCAAAAATGTTACTTACCTGTAACCCAACACAAAATTGGGTGTTTAAAACTTTTTATAAACCTTATTCAGAGGAAAAAATGCCTGTTGGTTACGCATTTATACAGGCTTTATGGAGTGACAACCCACATACTGCAACTATTTACGGAGAACAGTTGGAACAAATCTCAGATCGTATCTTACGAGCAAGGTTAAAAGACGGATTATGGGAATATACAACCGATGACTTGGCTCTATTCAACTATCAAGCAATTTTAGATTTATTTTCAAACAGTGTTGAGTATTCTACAAAAAAATTTTTAAGTGCAGACATTGCTCGGTTTGGTTCGGATAAAATTGTTTTAGCAGCTTGGAGAGGTAATGACCTGTATAAGTTAGACGAGAAAACAAAACAATCTAATCTCCAAACTGAAAGTGATATTAGAGATATGTTATTTAAAGAGGGAGTGCCTTATCAGAACTGTATTATAGACGAAGACGGAGTTGGAGGTGGTATTGTTGATCACTTGCAAGGGGTTAATGGGTTTATGGGTAACAGAAGCCCTCTTAATAAATCAGATGTTAAACCTACAGGTAACTTAACTGCATCTTATGTAAAAAAACCTAACTTTAGAAACCTTAGAAGCCAATGTTACTTTGCTTTAGCTGACGCTGTAAACAACAGGCAAATTAAAATATCTGCTCAACTTACTGAAAAGCAAAAGAATATGATAATTGAGGAATTAGTTCAAATTAAAAGGCTTGATACTGACACAAATTCACCTATGCAAGTTGTAGGTAAAGACATAATCAAAGAATCAATTGGTAGATCTCCGGATTATGCAGATACGCTTATGATGAAATTCTTTTTTGACTTAGCAAGAACTGAACCTCCTAAATTAAATTTACCTCCAACAGATGTAACCCAAAAATTAATGACTCCTTATGGTGGAATTGGTTGGTAGTTGATATTATTAAAAATTGTCCATACAATTGACATATGGATAAGAAAGTGGAGTTTATTGACTCAGATATTCAACAAATAATACAAGAGAAACAGTCAGCATATAAGTTTAAAGAAAGAAGACTTGCTGAGTGGGACGAAACTTACACCCTTTACCGAGATAGACCAATTACAAACAGACTTATTCAAAGACAATCCGTTAATGTTCCTTTAATGAAATACGCAATCAATACAATAATGAAAAATATTGATGGCACACCTCAAATTGTTTTCAAAAATTTAGATAACCAAGAAGACTCAGAAATATTCTTTAATGAGTTATGGAAAGAATTTACAGATAGAGAAGGTATTGAAACTGTTGCTGAAGTTGATAGAAAACAAGCTCTGTTATTTGGAAGAAGCTTTAAAAAGATTAATCTTGAGAATGGAAAAGTAACAATGGAGGTTATTGATCCAAGAGATATGTTAATTGATAGATTTGTTGATCCAACATCATTTAACCAAGCAAGAATACTAATACAAACAGGGATTTTTAGACCACTGTCCGAAATCTTAAATAACCCTGAGTATGACAGTGGAGCAAAGGAGAAACTGTCCACTTACTATGCAAAAACAAACACGACTCTTGCTCAGGATTCTACTTATGAATGGAATACTGAACGAGATAGAAGAATGGCACTTCTTGGAGTTCAAGATGCTTATAGCCCTACAATGGGAGCAACATACATTGAATTAAATGAAGTTTATAGATATGAGTGGTGTGAGGAACATCAAAAACATTTAATTTATATTTACATTGTTGCTGTTGCTGACTCCACTTACTATAAACTTTATAAAGGAAGACTTTACGAATTATTAGGTGAAACTAAAGACGATTTTTGGCACGATCATTTTCCTTACACAACTTGGGGAGGCGATATTGAAAGAACAGATTTTTGGAGTGATGGGGCAGGAGATATTTTAAGAACACCAAATAAAATTGCTAACTCTTGGTTATCACAACTTGTTGAAAACAGGCAATTAAGAAACTTTGGAATGACCTTCTACGATTCCACTAATCCTAACTTCATTCCACAAACTTACACCCCTGTTCCTTGGGGCTTTTATCCTGTAGCAGGTAATCCAAGAGAAGTATTAATGCCTGTTGATATTCCTGACTTATCAGAATCTTTAGATGAAATGCAGTATGTTTTAGGACTTGCTGAAAAAGCAACTGCTGCAACTGCAACTCAAACAGGGGAAGTAGCGAAATCTACAGTTACCTTAGGAGAAGTTCAGTTAGCTTTGGCAAACGCTCAAGAGAGAGTTAAATCAATTCAAAAATTTATTGATGCTGATTGGAAAGACTTTGCAACCCTATTTGTAAAACTAATTGAGGGGCAAGGAAATAACATTAAACCACTAGTTGTAAACAGAGTAGGTAGAACCGGACTAATGACATTCACAAGAGAGATTGCTCCTAAAGATTACAAATCTAAAAAGGGTTATCTTGTTGAAGTAATGACCTTTGAAGACAAACAACAAAAAGATATTGATATGATTCAAAAACTACAAGCTGCCGTTGGCGTAATGCCAAACAACACAGCTCTTATGGATATTTATAAAAAGAATCTTCTACAATTTGCAGGACTAACTCCTGATGAAATAAAGATTATTCTTGAAGCTGAAATGCGAACCCCTGAACCTACTGAAATGGCTCAGGAGGAAGGTATGATGGGTGCAGAAGCACAAGGTATGGAAATGCCACAACTAAGCCCTGCAATGTCTTCCCAAGCTCAAGGACAAGCAGATTTAGCTATGCCTGACTTAATGGGAGGGGCAAGATAATGGACTTATTAAACCTTGTTGATCTTAATGAAATTGAAAAACAAACATACGAGCAACTTTATAACAATTTTAAATCACAACAATTAGAAGTTAAGGATATTAAAGATGCAATTACAAGAATGAAAAACGCTGTAGTTTATGACCTAACTAAAACTTCAGTTGAAGACAAAGAGAAAATTATCAGACTACAAGCAAGAATAGAAAACTTAATGGGACTTGAAGTAATACTTGAAGCTCCGGAAATTGCTGAAAAGCATTATCAATTAGCAATACAAAATTTAAAAAAACAAAAAGAAAGGAATCAATAATGCGAGGCACACCAACAAACAATAAGAAGTATCAAGAAACAATGAAAAAAAAATCTATGATGAAATATGGAAACGACAAAAAAGTCGCTTCTGTAAATAAAAATGTAGAAAAAATGATGGGGGACAAAATGATGGGTATGAAAAATATGGCATCTATCAAAGCTAAAATGGCTATGAAACCTTCAATGATGAGAGGAAGGTTGTTAGCGTAATGGATACAATAAACAAGAAAGTAAAAAGCTCAATGAAGAATCTTGCAGGGTGGGATAAATCAGGTAAAACTTATACTCCTCCAATGGAAGTAGATAGAAGAATGATAAAACGTTCGCCGGTTACTGAAAGAAAGAAAATGGAATTAAAAAAACCTATGGAAGTAAAAAAACCTAAGGTAAGTAAATCTGCTGAAAAAGTTAGAGTTAAAGCTGCTAATTTAAAAAACCTTAGAGATCAACTTGTTAAAGAGCAGATGCAAACTAACCCTGACTATAAAGAGGCAGTAACAAACATTAGAAAGAATAATCCTAAAATTTCAAATGAAAGTCTTGCAAGAAATGCTGATGCACAAACTTCATACAGAAGAAATTTAAGAGATATAGAAGAATATAATAAAAGACAAAATGCTGCTTTTGAGGCAAGAAATAAGAAGATAAAAGAGTTAAATACAAAATGAAGATGATGTCTAAAGCCAATAAAAAGGTTAAGAAGGTAATGAAAGAGTGGAAAGCCGGTGAATTAAATATTGGTAAGTCTGCAAAAAAAGTTCCTTCAGGTAAAAAGGGACAAGCTCAGGCAGTCGCTATCGCGTTATCAGAAGCAAGAAAAGCTAAGAAGAAATAATTGCATTTTTACAAGTTCTGCTAATAAAATTAAAGTATGAGTAGAATAATTACATTATCAATATCTTTAATATTATTTATTCTTGTTTTATTTGCTTTAATAATCTTTTTAGGACAAGACAGATTTAGGTATGAGTGCCAAAACCCTGAAAATTGGAGTTCACCTTCCTGCGTTCCTCCTATTTGCAATGCTACAAGAACCTGCACAGAGGAAACACTAAAGGTGTTATCTCAGAAAGAACAAAAGAAATGAAAAAGAAATACTCAGCTGATGAATTAGAAATGTTACTTAAGTTTATTGTTGGAGTAATCCTATCAATGACTTTGCTTGGAATTATTATTACAGTTCTATACTCCCTTATTTTTGTAACCCAACCATTATCTATTCAATCACCAAATGATGCAGAGTTTTTCAAACTAATTAACCCTATTGCTACCTTTTTAACAGGTGCATTAAGTGGAATTATGTTAAGTAAAAGAGATGTTAGAGATGATGATGAACATCAAGAAGAAAGGAGAAAGTAATGACATTAAATGAATTTATAAAAAAATATGATGGAAAGACTGTAGATTTTGACAAAGCATACGGGGGACAATGCCAAGACTTGTTCAATCAATACTGTGTAGAAGTATGGGGGATTCCAAACCCAATACAACAATTCCCTGTAGCAAGTGCTTACCAAAACTTCGGTTATGCCAAGAACAACCCTAACTTTACTGCAATACCTAATGACCCAACAGCAGTTCCTATGGCAGGAGATGTAATCATTTGGAATCAGGGAGTAGGAATACACGGACACGTAGGCATATTTGTTGAGGGAGATGTTATGAACTTCAAAGCATTTGAACAGAATTGGAATGGAGTTCAAAAATGTAGATTAGTTAATCACCCATACGATCACGTAACAGGTTGGTTTAGACCTAAAAGAAATACTCCTGAAGTTGCTCCTGTTTATACTCCTGAACCTGTAGTT